TTCTTGGGTGGGATACCTGGTGCCTCGTTGATTGGCATGGATAGCTTTACTTTTGGGTTTGGTGGCCTAGCCGGACAGTACGGTGGAGCTAAGTTAATGACAAGCCCAAGCTATGTTAAATGGTTGGCAGAGGGCGTTCAAATAGCCGCTTACAATCCTAATTCTTTTGGTCAGCACGTTAGACGTCTTGTACAAATTCAAGCAGCTAACCCAGAGATTAGGGATGAAATAAGAGCTGTAATACAAGGTTTGAGCCAAGAAACAATAGAGCCTATACCAGATCAAGCTTCTAACTCGCAAAGACAATTGGAAAGCGGAGCCGTTGAAAACGAAATAGCTTTTAGAGATGTATCTAACCAAGAGATTTCTGACAAGCTGATGCCTACTGCACAAGAGATGCAAGCTAGGATGGCATCTACACAACCAGCACCTACTGATATGCCGTTGTTTGAAGACCTAGAGCCTTCAGGTGGTTTGGCTTCTATGGGGCCAGCTATGGGCGGTTTTGATTCGTCTATGTCCCCGACTATTGTACCTTCAGCTTCAGACAGAGAAATTGCTGAGCGTATGAAAGCAAGAAGCTCTGGAATTGCTGGCTTAGTTTAGATGGCTAGGGATTACCGAGCAGAATACGACAACTATCACAGCAAACCAGCTCAAAAGAAAAAGAGGGCTTCTAGAAACTCAGCCAGGAGAAAGTTAGAAGCTGGCGGTAGAGTTAAAAAGGGTAGCGACATGGATGTGCATCACGTTGATGGCAATCCTTTAAACAATAGCCCCAAAAATCTTAGGGTAGTGCATAAGTCTAAAAACAGGTCTTTTGCGCGTACTAGCACAGGAAGAAAGAAAAACGCTTAACCTTGGGTATCTGGTAATTCTAGATCTTCGTCGTCCGACATTTTTGCCAGTACAACAGCACCGTCAACATTATAATCGAAGTCATAACCCATATGGTCTTCACCATCTATGTTAATAACTAAATTGCGGGATACTAAACGTAACAAAGCAGCCTGGTGGTGCAGAGTCAATCGGCTAAACAGCTCTATGACTTCTTTTGCTTCCAGAACAGGTTGATATGACTGAGGCAAAGCCTTGGCCTTTTTGCCAAATAAATTAATCATTTACTGGGCCTGTGCAATCAGTGCTTTGTGCTCACGCTCTATTAACACTTTTAACTGATCGATTTTAGATCTTCGCTCAGTGTCACAAATTTCTTGCAACATATTGTAAGTGTGAACATCTAGCGCAAGAGACTTCCTGATCTTAGGGTTTATCTCTTCGTTCATATTGTTCATAATCTTCTTTTAATCGTTACCATGTAGAACATTCTATAGATTAATGTAATAATATGCAAATATGTACGAATTAAAAAACTATATGTTATCCATGCAATCGCATTGGATGATACACCAACCAACATACAACGCGGTTCAAGAAACGCTGCCTATGTTGACCAAGTATCAAGCTGCCAAAGGCATTGATAAACTTGGCAGCACGCCAGCTAAAAAAATGTGCAAACAAAGATTTCCTGAAATTTATACATTCCCTTTATTTAGGCGCCAGTGGTGCAAGATGATGGTAGAAGAGATAGAGGAAATGCGTAAAGAGTTGGCCTTTGAAGCTAACCAGGATGAAGACAAGCTACGTCAGATCCCTGAAATTGTATTAAAAGAGCATTGTCCAGAGCTATATAGGAATATGTGGTTTGTGGTGCGCACTATTATTAATCCTATGATTATGTCTATTTGGCAAAGAGATTGTGAAGATCCGGCAACCATACAGATCGCTAACTACAACATTGTAGACACACAACAAGGCAACTGGCATCACGATGAGTCAGCAGATATATCAGTAGTAGTGCCACTAAATACTGGTGAATACAATGGTGGCGGCACAGAGTTTCACAATCACGGGACCCTGAAACCTTTACCCAATGGCCACGCTTTAATGTTTCCCTCCTTCACTAATTTACACCGAGGCCTGGCTGTAGATGGTGGTGATAGATACCTATTAGTATTTTGGCTATACGATAAAAGTCGTGTCGCTCACTTATACGAAGACCTCCCTTAACTTAACACTTAATTTACTGCACAAATATGCACAAATGTGTATACAACGACACGATAATATGTATAATAGACGTGTAAGTTAAATAAAACGGAGAAAAGAATGAGTGCATATTTAGTATCACCAGAACATATAGCTGAGATTGCAAGGTTTGCTCACAAGCCTAACAAATTTGGTTTCAACCCATACAACCTGGTTGCCAAGCATCAGCCTGAAATAGTCGGCATGAAGGGACTTGCTCAGCTGTTGCTGCAAGCCAATGTTGATTCATTACAGGCACGTTACTATGACCACGGTCCAATAGCTGGGGGTTTTCTGAATGATGAATCAGAAATTACCAATTATTTTGACGACCTTGATCTAGAGATGAAAGGCAAAACTCTTAGCGCAGAATCTATATACAATATGGTTAACTGCTTAGAGTATCAATCTTGCGAAAGCACTGACTGGATTAGCAGTGATGCTTATTGGGTTCTGCATTACATTAAGGAAGTAGCGGCCAAAGAGATGATAAAGAATTCAACAGGCGACCATGTTGCTTGGGATTACGAACCTAAAAGGGAGGCAGTGTAATGGAAGAGCAAATAATGGACAGACTGATAGTATGGACCGGAATTGTAATGTTAGTTGGGTTGATGGGAATGGTTGGTAGCATGGATCTAGAAGACCAGGTAATGCAAGAAAAGCATTATGCTCAAATGGTTTGCGATGGTCATTGGCCCGATTACAAAAGCCTCTCGCCAGAGTGTAAATAAAACAAAGGGAGCTTAGCTCCCTTTTTTCTTGGACATTCTTTTTGCATAATCATAGAGGTTCTCACCAAACATCTTTTCAAACCAAGCGTCCCATTTGGAACCTTTTGTTGTTGTATGTTTACGATTTTTCCATGCAAATCTAGCAGCGCAATATTTCTTATGCTCAGCTAAAGCTTTTTCTTCTTCCTCAGTATAAGTCACCTAAATCGAACTCCGTAACGCCCTCTTGGTTGTATGGAAGGTATTGATCTTTTTTTCTGCACGCTATACCAAGTGCCATGGCTTGCTCGTTCTTTGCATCAGCATAGGCTATGGCTTCATCAGATAGCGTATAAACCGCATAAGGGTATGGATGGGGCTTCTCTTGTGCCAGGAAGTAAAACTTCTCTGTGGGCAATCCTACAGCCCTACAGCCAGCTAAATAGAATGCAGCTTGCTGGTGATACTTGTAGGAGTTGATTGCGCTTTTAAATCCACGCGGTGAAGCATCACGACAGGTTTTAAGATCCCAGATATCTGTGCCGGTATGCCAATCGAGCTTACCTTTGCATTGCTGATTGTTCCACATGAAACATATTGTTAACTCTACATGGTGCGACTCTTCTGGTATGTAATCAGAGACTACCTCACGCCTTGCCATACAGGCATCATACAAATCTTGTTTGATTGCCTGGCGATCACCTATCGTTGATAGAAAGTCTTCATATTCTGCTTTACCGGCCTTAGTCCTGCGATCTATATTTGGTTGTATTACAAACTCTTTATCAAAGTTATGGTTTTCTAAAAACACGGTGTGCTGCACTCTACCTTCCAACAGCGCCGGTGATTCGCTGTCAAACTGTCGATACTTCCATGAGTACGGGCATTTGCTTATTGCGGTTAGATCATGACTACGCCATGCCGGTATACTGTCATATGTTGGGTAGTCTAAGTTTTCGTAGATTCCTTCTTTAAAGTCCATCGTTATCACTCCTGGGATCATCTCCCATGCTAAACCTTAGATACCAGATAGCTTTGAGCTTATCTTCTTCCGAGGTTTTGTTTTTTTTATTCATGCGCCAAAGGTATTTAAACGCTGCTATTTCAGCATACTTTCTTGTGTGCTCAAGGCCAAAGACGGCAACCATTGCATCAATACATTCAATTGCATTATCTAAATAATGCGGAGGTTGATTGACATAATCAGTCTTCGTCTTCATCTTCGTCTGCCTCTTTTTTGACCAAACGCTTTATTAATTCAAAAATCTCTTCAGCGTCTTCTTCTGTAAATTTAAGTATTATTTCTTTTGTCATCCTATCTTTTTCTCACGAGAAATTTTGGTAACGGTCCAATTCTTCTTATGGGCTAATTTGTAGATCCAATCTTTGTTAACTGTTTTCATGCCTGGGGCATGGTATCTACTTTTATCAGACTGCGTTTGTATAAAAATATAGGGACCAGTCTTTAGGTCAGTAACCCGCCAGTCCCTAAGTATTTCTACATTTCTCTCTCTGCCTTCGTGTCCTACCCGCATTATTATTCCTTAAAAGGGTATGTCTTCTTCGGTAAGATCAGAGTTGTCGTCACTTGCTAGATCAGCTAAGCCCCCAGAGTCAGCGTTTTTTTTTGGCGTTTTTGCCTGTGCAGACTTAACCTCAAACGAATCATCTATCATCTCTTTCATCCAAGGCGGCATATCCTCAACAATGTCACACATAGCTTTAGAGTCAGCATTGCTTTCCCCGCTCCATTCTTGGCAGTAGACATCTATATCAAATGAAGCAATGTCATTCTTAGTTGCAACCTTTTTCATTCCGCCTTCTGGCTTGTAAACACCCTCGACTTTAACTTTGTCCGAGTCTTTATTTTGCCTAATCATTTCTAGCTCAGCAGTGACACCTAATACTTTAGGTAGCTCAAAGCCAGCAAGGTCAGCATCACTGAATGGCTTACCGCGCCATGATTTAAGATCTTTAAATAGCGCAGCATTCTCATTTAATGAGGCCGTGTACTTTTTAGATGCAGAAAACAATCTACCGTCGTCCATTGTTATTGGTTCCCAATGCTCTTCACCGTCATCTACTTCTTGTTTTGCTGTAACCTCCCAGTATATATAGACGATATGACGCTTTCTTAGCGGGCCTTCTTGATAAGACTCCTCTCTAGTACCAGCATCTATTAGTTTGTAGCAAGTTGCCTGATACCTTCCAGGCTCTAGGTTTTCGTAGTCGCCACCACTACTTGATATAGTTAATCCCATTTTATTGTCCTCCGACGTCTTGAGTTAATTTTATTTATGTTTATACTATTATGCACAAACTTACAAATAAAGCAAAGCCTATGTCATTAAAAATAAGTCGCCCGACCCCTAAAAATTTCGATAGACCTCTTACTACAGACTATGCGACTGACTTTCAAAGGTTCCTCGCAGACAACGCATTAGAGCCAGATCCTAAAAAGGGCTTGGTTACTGATGGCAGCATTGGAAGGGCATACATTAATGTCGGTAATGCTCGTAAATTGGTAGGTTGGTATCAGCTGTGGCTAGACCAAAGCGTACCGTTTGGCCGGATAGGTGATTATAGAGTATCGGCTAGTGAACCTACAGCTATTTGGAAACCTGAAAACCAGAAAAGGTTTAAGATGACTGATGAGCACCGTAAAGAGATTGAAGAATTACAGCGTCAAGCAGAGGTGAAGAAAGCTGAAAACTATACTAAAGCTGCCAAGCGTGCGCAGTCTTTATGGGATCAGGCAGAACCTTGTGAACGTCATCCTTATTTAGAAAAGAAACAGGTCCTTAGTTATGGTGGCCTTAAGGTCAATGACTCTGGCTTATTAATGCTGCCTTTATATGATGCGCAGATGACGATTGTCGGCATTCAATATATCAGTGCCGATGGAACCAAGAAGTTTCTTACTGGTTCTAAAAAAGCTGGAAGCTTTTTCATACTGGGTAAAGAGATCCTTAAGACCAGCCAGGTAATTAACTTTGCAGAAGGTTATGCAACAGCTGCCAGCTACCACCAAGACTTTAGCCAGCCGGTGATAGTGGCCTTTGATGCATACAATCTTACGCCGGTTGCCGAGGTTGTCTTTGAATTTTTAAATGACCGTAAGTTTATTTTCATTGCAGACAACGATCCAAACTCTAACACGGGCGAAAAGGAAGCTGTCAAAGCTTGCCAGGCAATCCGTAAGTTAAACGGTCAAGCCGATGTATTCATGCCTGAGTCTAAGGGTGATTACAACGACCACAAGAACCAGGTCAAAGCATTAGAGGGCGAAGTCATAAGCCCATCGTTAAACATTATAGACGTGCCTGTTGATTTTGATTTTGTGCGTGGCAGCACCGGCAGATACCTCAACACTAAAGACAATGTGCAAGGCGTGCTTACAGTCAATGGCATCCAAGTAGTGTACAACGTGATTAAGAAGCGTATGGAGATAGACGTACCTAATACTAAGTTTATCGCTGACATGAAGGAAGAGGCGGCGTTGATTGAGATCGAGGATCGCGCTATCAACATGGGCATACCACATACTAGGGTGAGAGATTACCTGAAGGTGTTGGCTGTTGAATGGAATCCGGTGAAGCAGTGGATGGAGTCTAGGCCTTGGGATGGCAAGAGTAGGCTGCAAGAATTCCTGGACACGATAGGAAGCCCAGAGAACGAGAAGCTTAAAGAGATGCTCATGAAGAAGTGGCTGATAAGCTGTTGTGCGGCAGCTTGTGAAGAGAATGGTGTGGAGCTTGAAGGCATCCTAGTCTTCCAGGGCGCACAAGGATTAGGCAAGACTCTGTGGTTCAAGCGTCTTGCCAATTACGATGAGGGCTGGTTGCTTGAAGGCGCCATGCTTAACCCGACTGATAAGGACAGTGTGAAGCGTGCCGTTAGTCATTGGATTGTGGAGCTGGGTGAGATCGAGTCTACCTTTAAGAAGGCGGACATAGATCAATTGAAGGCCTTCATTACCAGTAAGAGTGATGAGCTGCGTCTACCTTATGACCGAGCATCTACTACTTATCAAAGACGCACCGCATTCTATGCCAGTGTTAACGCCAGGGAATTCTTAACTGACACGTCAGGCAATCGTAGATTCTGGGTGATACCGGTGAAGAGGATTAACTTTAACCATGGTATTGATATGCAGCAGCTTTGGGCCGAGGTTAAACAAACGCTGTATGTACCTGGCCAAAAGAATTGGTTCCTGACTCCAGATGAGCGTGAGATGCTAAACGAATCGAATGAGATCTACCGTACCCAGTCTAGCGTAGAGGACCTTATATTGGAGCACGTCAGGTTTGATAGTAAGACAACACAACCGGTGCAGATGACTAAACTGCTGCGTGACTTAGGGATACTTAATCCGCGTATGCCGGACTTTAAAGATGCAAGTAGAGTGCTTGCCGATAATGGCATAGAGCCTAGGAGAAGCAATGGTAAGAAGTTATATGACCTTGATTACGACACTCCAGAGCAAGAGACGCAAGTTAGCTCTGGATCTTACAAGGGATGGGATGATTGATATGGCCATCAACGCACTGGGATACCTGGCACTGATGGTTAGTTTAGTCGCGGGCATCATGGCTATATTGCCGGTTGCACTGTGGATAGGTTGCGGTGTGCTGGCTAAGAATCTATTAGACGGCACTTACAGGTGATTGGGGTGTACGACAAGGCGGCAGCTAAAGAGGCGCTCACTGACGTAGGCGTTGGCTTCTTCATGGCATTCCCTGTTGCACTAGCGGTCCTATCTTTCACCACCTGGCTGAACTTCAGTGTGATAACAACGGCCGTCTTTCAGACGCTGGTGTTCACCCTGGTGTCGTTGGTGCGCAAATATTTTGTACGGGTACACTTTAAGAGGATGAACGGAGAATATGAGTAGCAGCAAAATATACCTGACAGAGTTTACTTGGGATGGCCTTGACTACTCTGGCCCGAACATTGTCGCCTCTGAGCTGGAAGAAGCCGAGCTGATTTGTGAAAGCTGGGGGTGCAGAATTGTGGGTGAGCTGACTGATGTGATAGTGGTGGCAGATAAAATTGAGACACTGCATTAAGGTCATGATGGGTTGTGTTAGCTCTAGTAAAGAAGGAGAGGTGCAATCTTTATACGGTGATGAGGTGATGATGGGTTACCTAACACTAGGCTGTTACCTGTGCTTGAATGCTTATGTTTACTGGGGTTATTACTATAGGTAGTGTATAGCTATATTATATGAGACTAGATTATATAAGGAGTATAACACATGGAAAGGGCCGTTATAGGGGACCAATGCCTATACTAACTTGGGTAGGTGTACACTTACCCCTTTGGAGGAAATGATGAGAGAGTATGATTTTAAATATGACGAAGGTCAGAGCGAGGAGATTAATTTTGAGCGGTGGTATAATATGAACTGTCGAGAGAAGGCAGACTACAACGAAGAGTTGTATACCAAAGAAGAAGGAAAACGAGTGTTCAAACAGTACATCAACAATGACAACTAAGACTGCCGGAAGACCTAAAAAAGAAAAGCCAACACTCGTGACGGTTCCAGATACCTTTGAGAAGGATGAGGAGCATGGGCTAACTGCAATGCAAGCGTCATTTGTTTGGCACTACACCGAAGGTGCTTGCAGTCAAACTGAAGCAGCCCGCAAGGCTGGCTTTGAATTCCCAGCTAACTCAGCGAGTAAGATGCTGAACGGCAAGAACTTCCCCAGTGTTACCAAAGCGGTTCGCATTCGCCAGGATGAGCTGGCAGAGAAGTATGCGATCACCCCAGCAAAGACCGGCACTATGTTGTGGAAGATAACAGAGACAGCATTTGAGAGCGGGCACTTCAATGCAGCTGTCTCAGCTATCAAGGAGTTGAATCAGCTCGCTGGTCTATCGGTTAATAGATCCCAGAACATTAACATCAACGCCAACCTTGAGACTATGACCAAGGAAGACATCAAGGAACGATTGTCCAAGCTTCTTGGTGTTGAAGACGACGGCAAACCTGAAAAGGATTTCTAGATAACTTAACCACGTCTAAGGCCGCTCAGCCAGTCGGACCCCCGAAAATCGAGAAAAATCAAGAAAATGCTGTAAGTCATTGATATACCGAGACTTTTCGCTGTCACACCAGGGTACAATAATACATGGCCTAGTGACTGGACTGTGCATACAGGTCACTGGCATAAGTCTGGGGTTGCGCTGCACTGTACACTGATGGCCGCAAAGCCTTATGTATCAAGGGCTTGGGTCATAGGGGTCCCTTGGGGTCAGTTTTTCCGAAAGTTTTGATAGTTTGTTTTGCCCCGACACCCCATATATGGCAGCCGCCGGCGTGCGGGTAGGGTTAAACTAGGTTCACCGCATAGAATCACCAAAATTCTGTACGGTAATTCCCGCATCTACTTTTGGGCCGGTATGGTGGTATAATCCATAGTAATGTCAGCATTGAGTCGCACAAAAGGCGCTACGTTTGAGAGAGCCATCGTAAAAGAGATCAATAACTTCTTTGAATCTGAAGGTATTGCCTATAGCTGCAAGCGCAACCTGGACCAATATCAGATTGCAAACTTGAGTGACATTGATATCCCATTTCATGCAGTCGAATGCAAGCACTACAAAGAGGGATGGGCTTACAAACCCGAATGGTTAAAGCAGACAATTGAAGCTGCTGGAAAAAAAATTCCAGTTTTGATTTTTCGGTACAACCGAAAGCCAATACAAGTTTGTATACCAATGTATGCTATAAATCCCGAATGGGAGGTAGACCCCTATTTAAATTGTGTAATTTCCTTGGACCAGTGGTTTGAGGTTATGAAGCGCAATTGGGATCTGTATCGTTGCAAATATAGCTCAACAAGTTGATAATATAATTTACGGGAGTAAATAATGGCAAAACCAGGATTATATGCAAACATAGCTGCAAAAAGGAATCGCATAAAAGCGGGTTCCGGTGAAACTATGCGTAGTGTCGGAGCTAAAGGTGCTCCTAGCAGTACCGCATTCAAAGATGCTGCTAAGACTGCAAAGAAAATGCACAAAGGTGGTAGAATAGGTAAAAAAGACCCAGGTCATTCTGGTCTTAACGGTAGAAAATAAGGGTCAAGCATGGCCGACATACAAGACGATGGTTACCTAGAAAGAGTAAAAGATTTTTTTGCTAAACAGGTACAACAAAAAATAGACCGCGATATGATGATGGCTGAAGCACAACGTGCTGCCATAGATAAATATGCACCCTCCGCCGGTCAACTAGCAAACTTTGGTGGTATGTTACTTCCAGGTGCTGGATATGCAGACGCAGCTGGCGAATACCCAACCCTTCCTTCTTACGATCAACCGCTTGGAGAAGCTTTTTCCAGCGAATCATATCCATCAATGTCAGAAAATCTAGATCGCGGAGGCTTTGGGGGTAACTTTGACGCTGGTATGCAAGGTTTAGGGATAGCTGGAGACTCACTTTATGCGGTACCAGCTTTTGGTGCTGTTTTGGGACCCACGGTAGGTACTGTACTTAAAAGTGCTGGAGCTGCTGGAAAAATTTTAAAAACTGCGCTGACAGCGGAACGTGTGGGTAGTAGCAGCAAGAAGGGTATAACCGCGCTGAAAAACAACTTTATTGACACCCATCCACCAATCGGCTCCATGGATGCAGCCACAAACAAGCCGGTTACTGAAAAGCTTATTAGAACCCGTGCTAATGCATATGAAAAAACATTAAACGAAGGACCGCCAGCAGTCAGGCGCCGAGAAACTTTGCGTGCAGCCGGAGACATCGAAAGAATGCCTGGGGCAGAACGAACAATTAAAACACCAGAAGATTTATTGGGTAAAGTATTAGTGCCAGTAGTTGGTGAT